TATGTGCGGACCCGCCCTCCGTCCCTCGCGCAGGCTCTACAGGTAGCGCGGCGAGGGCCGGGCGGTGCGTACCGCACGCGCGGACACGAACGGGGGCCCGGCGGCGATGGCCTCGCGGCGGCGGGCGGCGATGACCGCGGCCCGCGAGTAGCGATGCAGGCACACCCGGCACTGCCAGAGCGTCACCCGGAACGTGTCCCAGATCGGCGCGTCGGGGTTGAGCGCGACCGTCACGGTGTGCGGCGGCCCGGGGTCGCCGCAGCGCGGACACTCCTGATCGGCGTCGATCACTGCTCCCGGCCCCCGTTGCGCGCGGCCACGGCATGCAGCGCTTCTTGCGGCACGAACCATGCGCGGCGATGCCCATGCGGATCACGCACCCACGCATCCCGCTTCGCGTTGCCGCCGCGGATGCAGCCGCGGATCATCATCTCCGGGGGCTCCCCGGTGATCAGGTAGTACCAGCGGTCGTCGTCGTCGTTGTCGCGGATGATGAGGCAGGCGCCGTCGCGGTGGCAGGCCCGGATCTCGACCCCGGCGACGTCGGGGATGTGGTGGAAGGTGTCGACGGATTCGGGCCAGGCGATGTCGTAGGCCTTGCAGAACGCCAGCTCCCCGCAGGCCCCGATGGTTTCCTCCCGGGTGCGTTCCAGCCAGGTGCGCTGGTAGGTGGAGGCGTGGTTGTCGCCGCGCCGTTGGCTGGTGACCATGCGGCGCATCCCGACGGCGACGGCGCGGTCGTAGTCCTCGATCGTCAACCGGACGGGGATCACGACGAGGAAGGTACGCGCGCCCGGCGCGGGTTCTAGTCCGGGCGCAGCGCCAGCCCGGTGCTAGTAGCGGCGCGCGGATCGCCCCCCACCTTTCCGAACACGATCTCCCGCATGCGATCACCGACCCGCGCCGCCGTCGCCGCATCCAGCTTCGTGATCAGCCCGGCCAGCGCGACCAGCTCCCACGTGTTCCGGTCCCGGCGCAGCCGCTCGATCTCCCAGAGCAACGCGGCGCGCGATGGCGTCGTCATGCGCGCAGCGTGCCAGCATGGGCGCGGGGCCGATGCGGGCGGGGGCGATCTGTTGATACGGGCGCGGGGGCAGGCAGGACACGCGGGGCTCGGCGGGTTCGCAGGCGGCCACCATGGTTGATCACGAGGCGCTGCCGGGGGCGCTGCTGATCTGGGCGGCCGATGAGCTGGGCTCGGCGCTGCCGGAGACCCGCTGCCAGTTCGCCGCGTCGATCTGCGCGCATCCGATCGTGCCGGATCCCCACCTCGCAGTGCTCGTCTACCTGGCGATCCCGTCGCTCGCGCACCTCGGGCGCAACATCGGGCTGGCCAAGGTGCTGCCGCTGAATGAGGTCACCGAGTCCACGGTGCGGGCGACCGTCCGCGAGGTCGCCGAGCAGCTCGCGACGGCGGCGCACCAGGAGTTGGCGGCGGCGAACGGCGCCTCCCGACTCCCGAGCAGTCTGAAGTGGCCGCCATGATGGAGCGCGTCTTCCACGCCATGCAGGTGCGACCGGGGGATCGGGTGCTGCTGACCTGCCCGGATGACCGCTGGTCCGACGCCGAGCGGGTCAAGATCGTGGAGGGGTTGCAGGCCCGCTTCCCCGGCGTGGCCTTCACCATCGTGTCGGGGGTGTCGGGGGTGGCCGTACTGGAGCAGCGGGAGATCAAGGGCAACGGCCATGGGGGGTGAGGCGCGCCCGCGGCGGCACCGCCGCAACCGGTCCCAGACCGAGGAATGCCAGGAGCGCGCCTACGTGCTCAAGACGCAGGGCGGGCTGAACTTCGATCAGATCGCGCGGATGCCGGACCCGACCGGGGTGGCGCCGACGCTGTACTCGAACGCCTCCGCCGCCCGCGCCGCGTACCTGGCGCATGCCCAGCGTGTCCGTGGCACCGACCGGGAGGATCCCCTTACCGTCACCGAGCGACGCGCGCTGATGGACGACCGGTTCGAGCGGCTCATCCAGACGTGGTTGCTTCGGGCCATCCAGGGCTCGGAGGCTGCGGCGGTGATCGTGCTGCGTGCGATGGCCGGGCAGCGTGACCTGCACGGATTGAACACGCGGGCCGCGGCGGCGCAGATCGATGAGGGCCCGGAGGACGTGGCCGATGAGCTTGCCGACCGTCGAGCGAAGGGGCGCGAGGCCGCGCGGGCCGCAGCGCTTCGGGCTACAGCGTCCGCAACGCCTCCTGCTCCCGCCGGAGACTGACCGGCTCCGCACCTCCGGGCCGGAGGTGGTGGACCTCTGCGCGGGCGCCGGGTTGTTCCTCGACCCCTGGCAGGAGTTCACCCTGGAGTGCGCGCTGTGGGAGCAGCCGTCCCCGGAGGATGAGGACGACTGGGAATGGTCGGCGTTCGAGGTCGGGCTGCTGATCAGCCGCCAGAACGGGAAGGGCGCCATCCTCGAAGCCCGGGAGCTGGGCGGGCTCTACCTGTTCGAGGAGGAGCTGATCCTCCACTCCGCGCACGAGTTCAAAACCAGCACCGAGGCCTACCGGCGGATCAAGAACCGGATCGAGGGCTGCGGCTGGATGCTGCGCCGCGTCGCCTCCAACGGCTTCCAGTCCGCGCACGGCAACGAGGGCATCGAGCTCAAACCGACGCGGGTCATCATCTCGGGCCCGGCGGCCTGGCAGCGCACCGGGGGGAAGGTGTGCCGCCTGCGGTTCGTGGCGCGCACCACCGGTTCCGGGCGTGGCTTCACCGCCGACCTGGTGATCTGGGATGAGGCCTTCAACCTGCCGGAGACCGTGGTCGGCGCACAGTTGCCGACGCTGAGCGCGGTGCCGAACCCGCAGCTCTGGTACACCAGCTCGGCGGTCGACAAGGACGTGCACCAGTGGGGGGTGACGCTGGCGCGGGTGCGGGCCCGCGCGCTCGCGGAGATCTCCGAGGCCCCGGCGCCGCCGGGCGCGGAGGTCGATGAGGACCGGGGCGGGCTGGCCTGGCTGGAATGGCAGGCCGACGAGGACAAGATCTCCCAGGCGTTGGATCGGTCGGTGGAGGAGGTGCGGGCCCTGGCCGGGGATCCGCAGCAGTGGTGCGCGGCGAACGCCGGGGTCGGGTTCCGGCTCAAGGAGCGCCGCATCCGTCGCGAGTTCCGGGCGATGGGGCTGCGCACGTTCCTGGTCGAACGCCTCGGGATCGGGTTCTGGCCGGACCTGGACGCGGACGCCAACCGCATCGACTACGACCGGTGGGTCGCGATCGGCGACCCCGGTTCGCGGCCGGGGACGTGCATCGCGCTCGGGGTCGAGGTGTCCCTGGACGGGCGGACGGCGGCCATCGCGAGCGCCGGGCGGCGGGAGGAGGACGGCCGGTTCCACATCAAGGTCACCGACCATCGTCCGGGTGGGGGGACGGCGTGGGTGGTGCCGCGGATCCTCGATCTGTGCGCGCGGTATCACGTGTGCGTGGTGCTGCTGAACCCGGCGTCCCCGGCCGGGGCGCTCATCGCGGACCTGGTCTCGCCGGACCCGGAGGATGAGGATTCGGGTCCGCTGCCGCGGTGGAAGGCGCGCCGCTCGGCGTACGGCGGGCTGCGCGAGGTGTCGGCGCGGGAGTACGCGGCGTCGTGCGGGGAGATCGTCGCGGACGTCTCGGTGGAGGCCGACCGGCTCCGCCACTGTGGACAGCAGCCGCTCAACGACGCGGTGCGCGAGGCGGGCACCCGGCCGCTGTCGGAATCGTGGGCGTGGGACCAGCGCTCCTCGACTGCGGACATCACGACGTTGATCGCCGTTACCCTCGCGCTGCACGGTTTCCGACTGCACGGCATCGAGCAGGGTGGGCAGGCATGGGCGGAGTACGGCTGATCTCACCGCGCGCCGTTGCCGTGGTTGCGGTGCTGTTGGGTGCGACTATCACCGGGTGCGGGGTCGCGCTGGTGTTCGGCGTGGGCTGGGGCGTGATCGTGCTGGGGGTGCTGGTGATGGCCGTGGCCGCGTTGGGCATCGATGTCCAACGACCCGACGCCGGGGAGAAGCCGCGCCGCCCGCCGTGGGTGCAGCAGGCGCGGACGCCTGACGAGCGGGCGGGCTGATGCCCTCCCTCGTTGCGGATGTGGTGTCGCGGCTGCGGCCGCCGCCGGAGCCGGAACGCGACATCACGACCGTCGACGACTTCGCGCTCACCCTGGGGAACCTCTACAGCGACGCCGCCTACAACTGGGGGTTCTCCCCCGGGCAGGTGCAGTGGCAGAAGGAACCGGCGGAGCGGGTGCTGCACTCGTTCGAGGGCTACGCCCGGCAGCTCTACGACGGCGACGGCGCCATCGCGGCGATCACCGGGGTGCGGGTGCTGGCGTTCTCCCTGGTCGGGTTCGCGTTCCAGCGGCAGCGCAACGGCCGCGGCTCCGGGCTGTTCGGGATGCCGAACCTGGCGCTGCTGGAGAACCCGTGGCCGGGCGGCACCACCCAAGACCTGCTGATGCGGATGATGCAGGACGTCGACCTGGCCGGGAACTCCTACATCACCCGCAGCATCGGACCGCTCGGCCCGGAGCTGCTGCGGCTGCGCCCCGACTGGGTGCAGATCATGCTGATGCCGATCGAGCACCCGACGGGCGGGCGGCTGGGCTGGCGGCGGGTCGGCTACACGTATCACGACGGCGGCATCGAGCTGTGCGCGCCGGAGGACATCGCGCTGCTGGATGTGTCGGAGGTGGCGCACTTCGCGCCCGACCCCGACCCGCTCGCGACCTACCGCGGGCAGTCCTGGCTGACCGCGGTCGTCCGGGAGATCGTCAACGACAAGGCGATGGAGCGGCACAAGACGAAGTTCTTCGAGAACGCGGCCACCCCGAACATCTCCGTCGCGCTGTCGGATGCGGTCACCCCGGGACAGTTCCGCGAGTTCAAAGCGGCCATGGATCTCGACCATCGCGGCGTGGAGAACGCCTACAAGACGCTGTACCTGGGCGGCGGCGCGGACGTGAAGGTGATCGGCGCGCAGCTCCACCAGATCGACTTCGAGAAGATCCAGGGCCGCGGGGAGACCCGGATGGCGGCCCGCGCCGGGGTGCCCCCGGTCATCGTCGGTCTCTCCGAGGGCCTGTCCCAGGCGACGTACTCCAACTATGCGCAGGCCATGCGCCGCTTCGGGGATATCACCATGGCGAGCCTGTGGGGGAATGTGTGCGGGTCGCTGCAACCGCTGGTGCCGCCGCCGGGGAATGACGCGAAGCTCTGGTACGACACCCGGGAGGTCGCGTTCCTGCGGGACGAGGCGCAGGCCCGCGCGGCGGTCGAGCAGGCCCGCGCCTCCATCATCAATATCTACATCACGGCGGGGTTCACCCCGGAGAGCGCGGTGGAGGCCGCGGTCGCCGAGGACGCCACGCTGCTGGTCCCCACCGGCCTGGTCTCGGTGCAGCTCCAGCCGATCGGGGGGCCGCCGCCGACCGCGCCCACCCCGGCGCCGAAGCCCGCAACCAACGGCGGCAAGCCCGCCACGAAGGACGCCGCCCCCACCGGCGAGCACGCGGAACCGGAGCCACCCGAGACGGGCGCCCTTGACGGCGTCGACCGGCTGCTGCACGTCTCCGGTATGCACCCGCATCCGCGCCTGGCGCATAACGGGAAGGGGTCGTGATGACCACCGCGCTGATGTCCGTGACCGAGCTGACCGACCGGCTCCGCCAGACTGGACGTGATCCAGAGTTGGTGATGGACGGCTGCCCGGACCATGCGCTGCGGTCCCTGCTGGCCGGGCGCCCGGTGCGCACCGATCTGTCCCGCACCGTCGATCAGCAGGTGCGGATGACCCCGGCCGCGGACGGTGAGGTCAACGACGGGCTGACCATCGAGGGGCACTGGACGGTCTTCAACAGCCTCAC